GACCAGTGCTGTTGTTACAGAAGGTATATTTGATGCACTTAGTATTGCGGGACTGGCTGTTATGCATGACACTATCAGCTCACAACAAGCACAGTTACTAAAACAACTGAAGCGCAAGATCATTGTAGTGCCAGATCAGGACAAGGCTGGGTTAAGTATTATAGATGCAGCAATTGAACATCGTTTTGCAGTAAGCATACCCAAATGGCCCGACGATGTCAAAGACGTAAATGACGCTGTGGTTAAATATGGTGTTGCAAGCACACTGTTGCAAATACACAAAAACGCTGAAACAAGCAAGATCAAAATTGAAATGTATAAGAAACGCTTACAGAGGAAAATAAATGGCTAATATATATTTTGGAGGATGCAGTATCACCGAAGGCGACGGCTTTGTGGCGGGAAAAGAAGATCCAAGAATTTATCCTAATTTACTGGTATCCAATGCAATTAATGACAGCGAAGGCGGAAGTAGTAATATAAAAATTTTTTTAAAGGCTGCTACTGCTATTGTTGACAACTTGGCCAATGTGTACATTATACAATGGAGTGCATTGCATCGCCATTGGATCTATCCTACACCGGATTCCGGGATACACTTATCAGATACTAAAGATAAACATGCTAAGTGGTATCAAGAACGAAATCATGATTATGGGAATATAATACAACTAATACAATTTTGTAGGATACTTCAAGATCTGGCATTCAGCCACAATGCAAAATTGTTGTTTATTAATGGACTTGTTAATTGGAGCAATGACATTGAATGGATGAAAGAACTAGTAGCAGATGCTAGCAGTGACCATGAACGATTTATTGAAAACTTACAAAACAATATGGAACTAATTGATTGGAATTTATGGATTAATCCTTGGAGTAATATGTATGACACAAAACTTGATGTTGCTGAAGATAACCTGCATCCTGGGCCACTAACACATAAACACATAGCTGACCAAATACGGGATAAATTAATAGCATGACTGATTACACCTATGACGTACAAAAATTATTCCTAGAAATGATAATGCAAGATGCAGAAAGCTATCTGCGTGTGCAAAACATTTTCAATGTGGAAAACTTTGACAGAGACCTGCGCGAAGTAGCAGAGTTTATTTCTGATCATGTTGACAAACACAAAACACTTCCAGAGCGTTCGCAGTTAAAAGCAGTCACAGGAACTAACTTGCAGGAGATTCCAGATCTCAATGAAGGTCACACTGATTGGTTTTTAAGTGAGTTTGAAAGTTTTACAAAACGCAGTGAACTGGAACGTGCTATTCTCAAAAGTGCAGACTTGCTGGAAAAAGGCGACTATGGTCCAGTTGAAAAGCTGATCAAGGATGCAGTGCAAGTGTCACTTACCAAGGATATGGGCACAAACTATTTTGCAGATCCTAAAGCCAGAATTGACAAGTACTTTAACAGCGGCGGACAAGTAAGCACAGGCTGGCCACAACTGGATAGATTGTTGTATGGTGGATTTAGCCGTGGAGAACTAAACATCTTTGCAGGCGGCTCAGGATCAGGCAAAAGTTTGGTTATGATGAACTTGGCACTAAACTGGTTGCAGCAAGGACTTAGTGGTGTGTATATCAGTCTTGAATTGAGTGAAGAGCTTACCAGTTTGAGAACTGATGCAATGCTGACCAACACCAGCACAAAAGAAATACGCAAAGACATGGACACTGCGGCCATGAAAGTAAAAATGATGGGCAAAAAGTTCGGCGAGTATCGTGTAAAAGCATTGCCAGCACAAAGCAACATCAATGATATCAGAGCGTATTTAAAAGAAGTGCAAATACAAACTAACATCAAAGTAGACTTTATCATGATTGATTACTTGGATTTGCTTATGCCAGTTAGCACAAAGGTTAGCCCAAGCGATCTGTTTGTTAAGGACAAGTATGTAAGTGAAGAACTGCGTAACCTGTCGCAGGAACTGGGCATGTTAATGGTAACAGCATCGCAGTTAAATAGAGGTGCAGTAGAAGAAGTTGAATTTGATCACAGTCATATATCAGGTGGTATCTCAAAGATTAACACTGCTGACAATGTGTTTGGTATCTTTACAAGCAGAGCAATGAGAGAAAGAGGACGCTATCAAATCCAGTGCATGAAATCGCGTAGCAGTACAGGCGTTGGACAAAAGATTGATCTCGACTACAACATTGACACTATGCGAATTACAGATAGCGGTGGCGACGAAGCAGCACAAGGACAGCCAGCAGCAAGTTCAATCATGGCAGGGCTTAAAGCCAAAAGTCAAATGGTACAAAAAGACGTAACTGACAGTATGCCAGCAGACGTACCCAAAGTAGAAGCTGAAGTGCAAAGTAGCAAACTTAAACAGATGCTTGCTGGCATCAAGCAAAAAGGATGATAATTGAATTGAATAATCAATCAGCCGTAAAATGATCAGTTATCAAGACATTCGAGATGTGCATTTAGAGATAGCCACACTATGCAATGCAAGTTGTCCGTGGTGCCCACGAAACTTTTGGGGATATCCATATAACGGCGGCTATCCAGAATTGTACCTCACCCTTGCCAATGCTAAAAAAATATTTCAACCAGAGTTTTTAAAACAGTTAACCAGAATCCGCATTAACGGAAATTATGGGGACATAGTAATGAACCCAGAAGCAATACACATTGTGGAATATTTTCGCGAACACAACAAAGACATGTGTATCAATATCAATAGCAATGGCGGCGCAAGAGATGTGCGCTGGTGGAGACAGTTTGCAAGACTTAATTGCGAAGTGCATTTTGCACTAGATGGTTTAGAAGATACGCACAGTCTGTATAGACAAAACACATTGTGGAAAACTGTAATAAAAAATGCACAAGCATTCATTGATGAAGGCGGCAATGCAGTTTGGCAAATGATCAAATTCAAACACAATGAGCATCAAATTGAAGAATGTAGACAATTAAGTAAACAAATGGGCTTTACTAATTTTGATCTAATTGATGGTGGCAGAGATACTGCGCCAGTGTTTGATCAAAATGGCAACCTTAGTCGTGTACTCGGTAACTACACAGGCGAAACTGATTTTGATAAACTGTTTGCCAGTAAAACTCAAGACGATATACTGCTAGAAGATATACTTCCAGGTAGAACTCCTAGTAATAATTTAACATGCGAAACAGTTGAACGTAACAGCATTTATATTGCAGCAAATGGGGATGTTAGTCCTTGTTGTTATATGGGATTTTATCCCGAAACGTATGGCAAAGGACAATACCATCAAGCAGCCAATGCACAAATTCTGCCATTGATAATGGAAAACAATGCTGTCGAATACAGTATCGAACATTGCATAAAATGGTTTACCGGAGTAGAACAGAAATGGCAAGAAAAATCCTATGAAAACGGACGTTTAGTGATCTGTGACGATAATTGTGGTTCGTGTCAGAAAACATAAGTACAACAAAGGGTAAACAGATGCAGAAAAAGACTCGTAGTATTTTTGAAGAACTTGATGGTATCTACAGTCAAATGGTACAAAAAGACGTGCCAGCTGCTGGCATCAAGCAAAAAGGATAGATACATGCCAAACGATTATTTTTGTGTGTTGCCTTTTTTTAATAGAGAAATAATGAAAACTGGAAAAGAAACCAGTTGCTGTTTGTTACCAGAGGATCACGATATTGAAGAAGTGCGTAGAGATATGTCCAATGGTATTCGTAGTCGTTGGTGTCAACAATGCTGGACCATTGAAAAGCACGGACTTGAAAGTGATCGGCAAATAAAAAACAAAAGTTATGATTTTTTTGCCAATGAGAATATCAGTGATGTTGAGCAGAAAGCAATCAGTGGCGACCACTCTATTCGTATGCTTAAAATATTTCCTAGTAATCTTTGCAATGCTACATGTGCAACTTGTTGGGCTGGTGCAAGCAGTGCATGGGGTGCATTGGAAGAAAAGTCAGGCCAACGATATGTAAAAACAGATAAAACAGTTTACGATTCCATTGAATGGGATAAGATAATTTTTTTAAATCTGTTGGGTGGCGAGCCGTTCTATGAGACAGAAACATGGTATGTTTTAGAAAAATTATTATCTGCAAATAATACTGATTGTTTTATATCTATTACTACAAATGGTAGCATAGTACCCAGTGGCAGCAAACTTGATATTTTAAAACGTTTCAAAAAACTCAGTATCAATTTTAGTATCGACGGCACCGGTAGTGTATTCGAATACATGCGGTATCCATTGTCGTGGACTAAAACTTTAGAAAATATTGACTCTTTTAGAAATTTTGCGTATAACACAAGTGTTAGTTACACAGTAAGCAATCTGAATGTAATGTACATAGAAGAAACTCTTGCCTGGTTTAAACAAATAAATTTACCAAATGGGTTTAATGTTGTGTCTAGTCCAACTTACTTTGCTCCTAGTGCTTTTCCAAAAGAAATAAAGTTATTATACCCAGACAATATTTTTATACAAGATCACAAACCTGACGATGAATTACAGTTTTATCTAATGCTTGCTGAAGTTAAAAGGCAAGATGCACTTAAAGGTATTGATATCAAAAATTATATGCCTGAGTTTT